GCTAATAGTGCTGAGTCATCTCCTGCCTCTTCCGCGGCACCTTCACCTCCTAGATCTTCGCCCCCTAAGTCGCCGCCGAGGTCTCCGCCTAAGTCACCGCCGAGGTCTCCGCCTAAGTCACCGCCGAGGTCTCCGCCTAAGTCACCGCCGGCAAGGGCGTCTTCGGCGCCCTGTTCTGTAACCGCCTCCAAAGACTGCTGCCACTTCCTATCATAGAACGACTCTCGTTGATTACGTAAGAATTCGTCATCAGATAGTCCCAGTATGTTATTTGCCACCCATCGTTTACTGTATGTGCCCTCTGGAATAGCATTTGCAACATCGAACTTAGTGCGCATGTATTCGAGCTGCTGAAGTTCTGCCAATTTCGAAGGGTTATTGAGAGACAAAGTAAAGCTTATTAAGTCTTCTCCGCGGAAACCTAAAGTGTATAAGTGTACCACAGCGATTTTTTCTAGCTCCGATACAAAAGGTCGCTGCAGACGTTGGATAGTTCGCGCGAAACGAATGTCTTTCTGAGCTAGCGTCGTTTTGTCTTCAGTGTCACCTTCTAGGTTTGTAAGATAAGACTGAGGTATTTTGATCGCTGAAAACAGCTTGTCGCGCAAGTACTTTACGTCATCAATATCATTAAGGCTCGAGGCGCCCGCTAAAGACTTAATGTCAGATCCTTGTCCGCCGCGCATGGGGATGAAATAATCTTCTTCAAGTGACAGCGGATTGTAGCGAAGGTCGACGCGGCCAGTGGTGGCATCGACCAGGGAGTTTCTCTTCATTTCACTCTTGACCTTCTCCATATATTGTGGCACGTCTTGCGGAGGGATGTTGCCAACGTCGATCTGGAAGATACGTCGTTCCGGTGCACGGACGACGCGGTAAGCAATCATCGCGTCCTCTAGTAAAACAAGCTGGCGCCAGATGCGTCGAGCTGGGTCGAGGACTGATGTGCCGTATGGGGAGTAGCGGTCGTTGCCCAAAATGCGGAAGTGTGCAACCTGCCAATTCTCAAAGGTAACGCCGCCGCCATTCCACTGATACTGTACATAATTCGGGTTTGATGGGTCTGTCCCTTCGAGGCGTTCCACCTCATTATTTGGTAGTCCTATAACTGAGGTCACTCCAAGTTTCTCATCGATGTCCATATACAAGAACAGGTCTCCATATTTACACATTGAGCGGGCCCAGCCGAAAGCATTAAACTCAATGTTTAATGCGTCGTAGAACAGTGTTTCAATAATTGTTTTAATTTCTAGATTGCGACAGTCGATGCTCACGAGCTTGTCATAATCATTACATGTTGTCATCTCGTCAGCATAAATATCAATAGCCGAGGCGATCTCGGGCATGTATTCCATCTGCTCAAAATCAATATAGCGCTCCGCGCGGTTTTGATTTCGGAATGCAGCTGACGTAAAAAGATTATAGTTCTGCGACATGTTATTGTCGGAGCGCTTGAACTCTTGTCCACTTAAAGACCGGAAGCGATATCGATATTTATCAAGTTCGCCGCGCTTCTCCTGCCGAGCAACCTGCGCTCGATAGTTTACAATAGGTCCCGAAAGTAATCGAGTCAGCCTTTTGAATAGTGGTGATCCTGGATTTCTTGGATTATTATCATTTCTTGCCATTGTTCTCTATCCCTTTATCAAAGCAAAGTATTGCTCGTTAAATATCATACCCTCTTGGGAGCGCTGGTTTTCTTTAGTCATTTTATGTCCTGTCATACCATTGATGGTAGTAGAGATTGCAGTCGTAGATGTAGAGATTGCTGACAAGCAACTCTTGCTATATTCTATATTTTTTTGATTTTCTACAATCACCGTGTCTCTCACCCAACATCCAATAGCAAATGACATTACCAAATCATCGTTATAACTTCGCATCGCTTCGGGCCGGCCATTGCGCCAAATAAATGTTTTCATTTCTGAAAGCAAACGATTAGAGTTAATTGTAATTAGTTTGTTTCTCATAAACTCTTCCGTCTTGGCCACGATAAGGGGACGAGTTTTTGAAGAAGTAGTAAAGCCCGCTATCACGTTAGACTGCCATGTAGCCGAAACGGGATCCACATATTGGTGATCTCCCTTGGCCGAATGATATAGGTTAGGATACTCTTTATCAATCAGTTTTTTAAGTACTGCGTATCCTATATTGTTATTTTCTATGACCAACATAGGATTACCGTATTCGCCGGCGACGTTATACAATATATCCGCAAAGTCATCGGGCGTTGGCTTGCCCACATACTCGCCAACTTGTACGAGGTCTTCAAGCTGAATTATATGGAAGGCACTGTTGTCTTTACCATCGCCGCGAGCGACGTCGGCAACGATTAGATAGGGCTTAGTTTCATCGTACTGTTCCCATATCCAATAATTCCTATCGAATCCAGTTCTATATTTAGGTGCTTTAATTCTTTCTAAATACCAGTGTAGATCGTCTGAATGGATAACAGTCTCACCGGATACATTAAAGTTACACTCAAGCTCTTGAGCTATCTGTCGCTTGGACATATTTTTGGTTTCTTTGTCGAACCATTTTTTATCTCGATCTGGGTGTACTTCCCACATCAAGGTTGTCATGTAGAAATCATTTGTGCCGTTCTCGGATTCAACGCAATTCTGATGGAACCAGTTGCCAACGCCATTGGGAGTAGAAAGGGCTATGCATCGTCCACCAGTAGAAAGAGTGGGATACAGTGCGGTCCACAGCTCGTCGAGCTTTTCAACGTGAGCAGCCTCATCAATTACCAACAACGATAAAGCTTCCGATCGTCCTGCATCTCCCGATGTGGAGGAGCCTTTAATCTGCGAGCCGTTCTTTAGTTCAAAAGAGGTGCGATTATCAATCTCAATATCACTAATCCTCATCCAATCGGGCAAGTTCTTGATTATTGCTTTGACTTTTTTAACTAAGTTTGTGGCTGTCTGAAGTTTTGTTGCCACGACAAGAATGTTTTTATCCCGATGGAAAAGCATAAGCCACGCAATATATGCTGCTGTGATTGTTGAGATGCCGAGCTGGCGAGCTTTAAGGATAATATTAAAGCGATAGTCTCGAAAATCTTTTAAAAGTGTTTCCTGATAATCGTATGCTTTAAATGGAATAAGTCCCTTTTGAGGGTGAGAGATGCGACAGTAATTGACAGTGAAGTAAACCGGGTCTTTGCCGGCCTTAATTACTTCTTTTAATATTTCTTGCTTGTTTAAAGCAACCATTTATCAAACCTTTACATTAGAAGGCTTCTTGGCTTTGTCTCTCCCTAACGAAAGAAAGTCTTTGACTGCTTTGTCTAGGCGGTCGTCATCGGAACCCTTATTTACCTCAACAACATCAGTTAAGCCACCGATACGATAATCACAATGTGCCTGGCAATCTGTACGATAATTAGAAATTCTCTGTACTAAAATGTGATGCTCACCTTCTATGGTTAAAGTTAGTGTGTTGCCTGTGATGGCTTTATATTCTTTCTTCAGGAATTTAACAATCTCTTTAAGGTGCCCTATAATCTCGTTCTCAAAATTATTATTTTTCACATCTTTAATGCGAGCTTCTGCTTGATATTTAATGCGGAGAAGGGGTCCGTGGAAGGTGACATTGAAACCATCCATGACGCGCCTATCATTAATGTAGTGTCCATCCTCGCGCGACAGCCCGGCATCGCGGGCCTTGCCGTCGGCCTGAAGGTTTTCTTCATGGGCTCCGTCCCAGCCAGCGTTGGCGGCTGCTTGATTAATTCCTTGAATGATTTCGTATACTGTTGCCATATTATTCTTCCTTATTGGGTCGCCAGCCGGTGGCCCATCTTGATTCTCTTCCGTCAACGTATTGTATATAGCAGCTGAAGCAGGCTTCGAACTTATTCATATACAAATCATCCCGCGGATGAAAAGAATATTTATCACAAACCGGACATGTCCTGTTATGATCTCTATTAAGTAGTTTTTTGTTTATTAAAAATCCGTCTTGTTCTACTTTGTCTTGGGATTCAGCCAGTTTCGCGAACTTCCGTCTTTCTTCGGAGGATTGTTGAATATACTCTTTTTCTTTTTCTTGGTCCCAAAATCTACGTGGATTGTTAATAGCCTCGGCGCCGTATTTCTGTGATATAGCTTTTTCAAGTCTTGCTATATATTCTTGATCTGGCTTCTTCATCGAACTATTTCAGTAGAAAGAGCAAATATCCCCAACGAAGCAAGCGTACCAATTCCAAACCCGAGAGCAACCATGAATGGATCTTTTCCGGGCTTTTGTTTGATGATTAAATCAGTTAGCCGATCGTTCTCAACACTCTTCAAAATCATCATGGACTCATACTTATCTTTCCAGGAAGCAATTTCAATATCTTTATAGTCAAGCTGTAGTTGAAATCTTTCTTCTTGAATGTGGAGTTCGTATCCAATGCGCAGGTCACACTCGGCATCTTCAAACTTCTTCTCGGTTATGATCTTTGCCGCAGCATCCAGAGACAATAGGACCCCATCAAAGGGGGCGACGGTTCCAGCTTCAATGGGAAGCACCACGTAATCCGGAAACTCCGTCTCTGGCTCTTCTGCGGCAACTGTGGCCGGCGCCCCGACGAGGAAAACAACCAGGTAAATTGCTAGTATTTTTTTAACCATTTTTTAATCCAAAGGCTTCTGCTATTTCTTTCGCAAGCCTCTCAGGATCATTATATCCTTCATCTACCAGTCTTTTAAGCTCTGCTTCCTTTTCTTTATCGAGGGATTCACCTTTGCTTTTGAGCTCTTCTTCTAATTCAGCGCGACGTTTGAGATGTTCTTGCAGTCGCAAATTCTTTTCGGCCACCTCTGTATTGTGAATATGAGATAGTGTTTCCATCTCTTGGTCGTGTTGGTCTCTTTTTGACTCCAGCATATCTATGACACCAGTAAGAAGAGCGCCGTTCCGTGTCAGGGCGCCTATAAGTGCAGCAACAATAAACAAAAGTCCGATTACTATAACCCACCAAAATTTCTTAGCCCAAAGCCACAGCTTCTTTGAAATAGTTTTAAGCTTTAACAGCGTCATTGTTTGTATCCCTTAAGCTTTGCAACAGCGTCAATAATTGTTTGACCACCAATATAAACGGTTGTAATAATTACCCAATCACTTGAGGCCAGATCTGAAAAAAGCAACAAACAAGTAGCTGTTGCCCATGCCATCAATTTTCGGGAAATTAGCTTATTAAGTCCCTTGTCTAGAATGTGTCTCATGCTTAACTCCTTGGTACTAATTAGCAGGAGTTTCCCAAAATGATGTTATTGATTTACCCTCGCAAACCCGTCTTTCTTATCAATTGTAATCTCTATATCCACGATGTCCTTAAGAGAATCAACGTGTGAGATCAATATGACAGTTTTAAAATACATCTTAATTAGCTGAAGAATTCGAATGAAGCCTTCCATGTTTTCGGCGTCAAGGGCTGTGCCGGGTTCGTCCAGAATAAAAATGTTTCCCTTAGGAAGAGACGAGACCGACAACAAGGCCAGACGGATGGCCATGGCCGCTACCGTTTTTTCGGCACCTGAACCCATCTCAATGGGTCGGGGGTCATGGCCCGGGTGTTTAATAAGGATATCAAGCTTGCGCCCATCCTCTTGAAAAAAGACATCGAAGTCGACAATATTCGACAAGACCTTTGCTATCTCGCTGTTGATGACAGGAAGTCGCTTTTTGATAATATCATAAGCAATACCGTTCGAGTGAGTACATCGCATAAACAAATCATAAGACGCGTATTCTTCCCTAATGTCATGGAGTTCTTGCTTCTTATCGTGCAATGACTCAACCTTCTGTTCCAGTGAACCGATCTGTCGGTGATGGCTATTAATCAAATCTTCCAGAGTAAGAATAGAGTTTTGTGAGTTATCAATTGCTTTCTGGACTTCTCCGCGTGAGTCTAACAGACTCTCAATATTCTTGATCAGGTCTTTCTTTTCTTCATAGAGATCGATTTTCTTTTGTGTCTCGCCGAGGGCAGTTCGATTTGCTTTGATCTTCGCATAGAGCTTCTCAATCGAAACTTTGTTATCGCGCTTCTCAATTTCAATATTATTTTTATTGATAATCGTAGCGTTATAATTATCAATGACTTCTATCATTTCGGCTGAGTTTACTGACACTATCTTTGTCTTGTAACTTTTGGCGCTTTCTATCTCTCCGACAATGTCCATTTCTAGGGAGGGTAATTCAACAGAGGCAAGATGGGCGTCGTTAATGAACTGGCACATTGGGAACCTATCTCCGCATGGTACCTCGTCAAGCAGTTCTATTTTTTTGCTCAAGCCCTTATGTTCATTGTCCATAAGGCGCGCCCGATTTACTGTATCATCATATTTTTGTTTGAATTCGTCATATTGTTTCTTCTTTTCTAGAAGATCCTCAATATCAATTGTTGTAAGAAAGTCATCGTAGCCCTTGAGCTTTTCGTTATATCCCACAACCTCTTGCTTCAGCTCAACAATATTAAGGCTTGTCTCTTCAATCTTTCGGCCGAGGGTACTCCTTAACTCTAAAAGAGACTTTATATCCAGTCTTTCGGCGGGGATAGAATCAAGTTGTTCAGTCAATTCTGCGTACTCTAGTTGAGCATCGGCCAAGTTTTGTCTTTCCTCGGCACAAACAATCACCTCATTATCTAACTCTTTACGTGCTTCTATACACTGGACTTCTGCCAAAGCGATATCATTGTCGTAGGTGGCCTCTCCGACGCGGCGAAGGAGTCCCTTAAGATCGGCGCTGGACTCCTGGGCCATCTTGAACTTTCTCTCAAAGATGTCTAAATCTAAGAACTTAGCTAGGATTTCTTTGCGGCGGGTAGAACCCTCTTTAATAAACGAGAGACTGTCTAATTGGCTGGACATGGAAGTCAGTAGAAAGTCTTCAACTGTTCCAAAGCGTTTGCGAATATGAGCGTCTGTTTCGTTGCGCGTCGTGCCATTCAGGCTCACAGTCTCTCCTATAACGGGATCGATGCCACTAAATTCTAAATTGGTTCGGGCCTCGTTGGTGACCTCGCCCTTAAGCTTCTTTACATATTTTGTGGAGTCTCTCTCAATTGTATAAACTTTGTCGCCAACCTGCAACTCTACTTTGCCGCGGCAATCTTTTCGATTCTGATTGATAATATTATAATTCTTGCGCTCGTTCTTGGATGTAGTATTGAATATGGTATAAAGTAATCCATCAATAATGCTAGACTTTCCGGAGAAATTCTTTCCGAAGATACCAACAATGCCATTTAGGTTTGTAAAATCAACACTGTTCCCTTCGCCATAGTTAAACAAGTTGTCCCATTCAAACTTGTTGATGTTCCAGTTCACATTGCGGGCAACCTCTTCGGTCTCCTCAATCTGTGAGTTATACTTACGATTAAGTTCGTACACCCTCTCAAGCATTTCCTCACTTGGTTCATAGTCTATAAGATACTCACGAATAAGATTTTCCTGGACTCCCTTATCGCGCAAGTTCTCTACCTTGAAGGCCGAGCCGATCTCTACCATGCCGCGCTGTCCGGCCGCTCGATTCAAAAATGTGATGCTCTCGGGCTTGAAGCGGTTCTTCGCAACATCAACGGCCTTGCGCATGACATCAAGTGGTAAGTTGTTGTTACTCACAAGACGCAATCGTGCATCGGCCGGCACGGTCGTCCCTCTCGGCATTCGGCCCTTGGGTGTGAGTTCTATTGTTACGAACGGCTTGGGGTTAAGAAGAGTGTGATGACTCAC